TTCGTATCTTCTCGACACGGAAGCCCGACCAAGTTTTGCGGTCAGTAACAACTATCGGTGCAGTCGTGTGACCGATGAGCTTGAATCGCTCTAGCGCCTCCGGGTGCTGCGTTAGGTCTACCTTGTCATAGATAATGCCTAGCTTGTCCATAAGCCTTGTAGTGGCTGCACACTGGACGCACGATGGCGTTGTAAACACTTGCACTGGGATTCTCATACTGACGCTCCTGTCTGGCTTGCTATCTCTGGCTTTATGCGCTCTACTGCCACTATTGCGTGGTTGTAGCCGCGTTCTTCTGTCTTAGTAAGAGTCAAGCGGCGCTTTAGACCAACTTCAAAGCTCAGCTTTCTAGTTGCATACTCTGCGCCAATCCTGATGCCGTCCTTGTATGCACTATCCATTTGCTTGCCGAACAGCAAGTCTGCAACCTCGTACTTAAAGTCTGACCAGTTTCTAATCATCATTGGTCCAATCCTCTCCGTTGAGCTGAGATATCAGCTTCAGCAGTATTACTGCGGTAGTTTTATTGTTTGCGTTCCATTCACTGTCAGCGCGTTGCTGAATTTCTTCTATGACTGAATTCCAGCCAAGGTCGTAACCGGACTGAAAAAGCACATCTAGGTTTGCGTCAATTTGTTGCTTGAGGTCGTGTACTTTCATTTCTATTCCCTTCTTCTAATAAAAGACTAGGGCTTCAAAAGAGTAACTGCAAGCTTATAAAGGCGTATGTTACCGAACCGTTATAAAGCGCTAATCGTAATGTCAGCGCCGGGTAGTCGGTCATCCGCGTAATACTTGCGGGCTATTAGCACGACAACAAGAGCGTCGTCGCCCCAGATAAGTCCGTCACCGACCTTGCCATTAAGTCCTTGAGAAATACCATCCAGAGTGGACCTGCAAATTTTATCCAAATCTGGGGGGACTATTGGGTAGGCTCTTTTTGTCATTTTGACTGAAGGTGGGCGGCTAAGGTAAAAGTCTATTTCTACGCTTACTGGCCCTAACAGGAATATGTGGTCATCTGTTATTGAATCGTGACAAGCCTGAGCTATGGCCTTGCGCCAAGGTTTTAGAGTCTTAACTGACTGTTCTACTAATCTGCCGTGGTAAATGTTCTTAGAGCCCTGTGGTGCCGGATTGCCGAATACCTCAATCTTGATTGACATACCAATCCCTGTAGACAGCGATGAGATGTAGGGCTGCCCACACAAAGGCGATGGTGCCAGTGATAGGTTCTGCCTGTGTGCCAAGTAACACAAGCAGCATTGCAGTGAACAGCCCTACAAACTTAACCATCAGAACGGAGCGTCCGAGCCAGCCTTGATGAGGGGGTTGTTTATGTGAATAGCAGCAGTGCGCTCTAGGTTGCCAGTGCGCTTGCTTGTGAATTCCTCGACGCGAGATGACAGGTCGCCAACAATCTCGACAACATCACCTTCACTGAATTTCTCGTCTGTCCATACTTTGTAATACTCGTCGCGCATCTCGCCTAGAACCATAACCTGAGCCTTTGCGGTAAAGCCCTTTGAGTTTAGGAAAGCTACTGTTGCGTCTGTAATCTTGATTTGTGCCATGTTCTTACCCTTCTATGTGTGCCGTCTGCACACAATCGTTGTTACCACAAGTCCTGATGCCGTGGTGTACAGGGTGTCCCTCGTCGTCAATCGGTGTAACTAAATCTACTCCGAAGTTACCGTGCCAAGGCAAGCAAGCCTTATCTTCTGTTCTTATTGTTGTTGCTTTTGTTACTCTACAACTCTGACAAAGCATTCGCAACTTTCTTCTTTTGCGATTTACCTCAAAGGTATAACCGCAGCGATGACAGTCAACGAATTCAAACACACTTCAACTATAGATGTTTTCTTTCGCCCATGTGTGAAGTTGTGCCTGCGATTTGAACATGAAGTCCGTAAAGTCATTGTCTTTGCTCACTGATTCAAACATCCGCCACTTGTCTGCTTTCTTCGCTAAGGCTCTGCAACAGTCTGTACACGACATTACTTTTATTTGGTGAATACAGATTGGCTCAGGTGCGACATTAGCAGGGGCTGGCTCATCGTTGACATTCTTAGTTGCGCGATGCCTAGCTTCCTTAGCCCAAGAGACAATGTGACGAGGCTCTAGGTAGTTGATAGTTGCATCTTGCCTTGCGAGTATCAGCGCAGCCTTAGCGGTTTCAAATTCTAGGTGTCCAATAACTGATTGCCAAGCAGAGGCCATAGTTTCATCTAACCTTCTGTTGTCAAGGACTGCTATTTCTTTTAGCAGCATCTTTGTCTCATTAAGATTCATTGCCCCACTCCTTCATTATTCGTTGTTGTTCCATTTTTTGATGTTCTCTGTCGTTACGAGTTCTGGCAAAACGCTTAGCTCTCTCTTGCTCCGTGTTCATCCACTTCTGAAACGCAAGGTCCCAGTTCTTCATCGGCTTTCCGTTAGACCTCCAATGAAGGCAGAAGTTTTCTGTTTGTAGCCGAGTATCTACGTCCGGCCATTTAGTCACAAACATAGCCATCAACTTGTCATTGGGTTCCCATTCATCCGGCAACCTTGTTGCCCTGACGGTTCTAGTAATGGTTCTTTGATGGTTATCTAATGGTTCGGGTGGTCTGGACACCACCCCCCCCGTGGTCTGTACACCACCCCCCTGTGTCGCAGATGCCATCCCCCCCTGTAGTATTTGTACACGGGTGGTCTCCACACCACCCCCCTTCTTTTTGCGGTGCTGAGAGCTTCTATCGCAATCGTCAGGACAGGTAAGTGTAATCCTGTATCTGTTGGTAATACCCTCTCTGCGTTCTTCAGTCAGTTCGCCTAGCTCCATCAAAGCGTCTATTGAGCGCTGGACTGTTCTCCTGTTTATGCCGCCTGCAAGCCTGCCAATAGTTTCGATAGCTGGCCACGCTCCTTCTTCGCCCTCGAAGTTGGCAATCGCAATTAGCACCAGTCGGTTAGAGTATGTTGACTTTGAGTGGTAAAGCGACAGTGCCAAGGCTGAAATGCTCATCAGGTTCCTTTCTTAGATTAGGTAGCTAGGAGGCTCAGTTTCGTGCTTGCCGCCTTGCTTGTCAAGTGAGTACCAGATACGACGTGTGTAGTCAAGTATCGGATGGCCGGGTGCAGAGAACTTAGAGGCTTTGTGTCCGAAGTCCCTTGCCTCAGCAGCCACGTTAGCGTCGCTTTCCATGCGCAAGTTGTACTCAGAGCAGATGAGAATGACGTTCTGTAGGTTGTCTGCGATTTTAGAGCCGCCCATGCCTCTGTTCTGGACATGGTGCGGTACAAGGTCGTTAGATTCGCCGCAGTGCCAGCACCACAGGTCGCGAGCGCGTAGCTTGCGCGTTTCTGCGGCTTTCACAGTCGCGTTTCAGCTTGCATTAGTTTGGCTTGAGTGGCTGTAGCCATCAGTGCGCTTTCCAATGACCGAATCTTTACACGGACTCGGTTCGCCTCAGCCTTGCGTAAATCGCGCTGTAAGCGTGCGTCAGCGGCTTCAAGGCGTGAAAGGGCAGTTCTATCCGCCACAGTGCCTTCAGCACGTATAAACGCCTTCTGTTCGATTAGGTCTAGCGTGTTTTCTGCTATCGCTAATTCGACTTCGCATTCGTATAGAGCCTCAGACCCCCGGCGGTTCTCCGCCGTCAGGTCCGCTATCTCCTTTATTATCTCTGAGTGCAGCACTTAGCACCAACAAATAATGAATGACTTCATTGTTCCAGAACTTAGCCAGCTCATGCCGCCCCAGCTTTCTTGCTAGGTGATACGCTTCCTCGGTTTCCCGAATCTTCGCCTTCAGCACTGAAAGATTTTGCACGTTCAGCCAGCCTCTCTAATACATCGGTAGTCGCGCCTTCGCCCTTTGCTTGAGCGTATAGCCAGCGTAATCCGTCTACATCTGTAAGTTTAGATGCCTCTGCTTCATAGTCTCTTAAACTTGGCTTAGGGTAGTCTGTGAATGTTTTGACACTGCCCACTCCACGCTGCACCTTTTCCATTTCTTCCCTAGATGCCAAGGTGTTTAAGTCTTTATTCATGCTGTAACCCATCACCATTAGCGCTCGCCCAAGACTTGACGATTCTGAGTTTTCCATGGCGGAGGTCTGGTTTGCACCCGGTCCACCGTCTATTTCAAATGCGTGTCCAGTGGCTTTAGGTAGGTTGTTGGCTTGGTCGCCAGCAGTTAGGTACAGAGACGTCTTGATAACCCAGATTCGCTTTACGTTAGGGTCTTTTGCGTCCCAAGAATCATACTCGTTTGCGTTTATCCACTCGGTGACGATTCGCCCATCTTCGTGGTCTGCGTGAAACTTAGCCAGTCTTTCTGCGACTGTGCTGTACTTGCTTAAATCAAACTTCATCTTCATCCTCTGTTTCTTCGTCGGTTTTTATAAATCCCCAACCTGCGTCCATGTAGAACCACAGGTCTATTTCTTCAAGCGAGATGCGCTCTAGGATTCCGTCTGCCAGCTTCATGCCGTTTATCAGTCCGGTAATTAACGTGTCTCCTTTACGGAGTCCCACGTAGCTGCCAAGCCCTATCTCTAGAGGCTCTGATTCTCTTTCTTCACTCATAGGTTTGCTTTCTTGTTTACTATCAAAGACGGGGACCCGGCTCTGAGTTGTCGTGATGCTACCCGGACAGTGTTTACCACTCCCCACTTTGCAGAACCCATAGTATCTAAGGTCCTTGATTTGAGCAACATTAGGTACTTGTAACCCTCGTCGGCTGCTATCTGAGCGCGATAGAGTTCTTCGCCAAGAGGTCCTAGCTCGACTTCTACGCCCTCAAGGTCAGGGTTCATGTATCTGACAGCGTTGTAAGTGGCTTCTGAGCCATCCCAGTTAGGCTTTGTCTCAGTCTTGACTGAATTCCAGAATCGCTCAAGGGCAGTGTTCTGCACGTCTATTATGTCTTGGTTGTAAGGCACGTCGTATTCGTTCCAAGTCATTCCTGCAACTGCAACGATGATGCCCTTCTTTATCTTTGTAACTCCCATGTAGTGCTGCACCTGAGCTAAGTAAGCCCTAGGCACATCATCCCAAGTTGTCCTAGCGGTCTTGACTTCAATAACCATTAGCTCGCCAGTTACCCGGTGCTTAGCAATCGCGTCAGGGTTAGCGCGTCGGTAAGAGCAATGCTCATCTTCGTATGTGCCAGTCTCAAAGACTTCCCACTCCGGGTATTCCTCGGCCCAGAGCATAAGGATTGGCGCTTCAAAAGCTTTACCGAACCGAATTGCCCAGTTCTCTTTTATCTCTGACGGTATTAGGTTTAGCTTCTTTGCCCACAAGGCGTAGGCGCTCTCCCACGGGTTCAAACCTAGTATGGTGCCTACTTCACTACCCCCGATGCCTAAAGACCGCGCAGCGTGCCACTCAGGGCTTCCCGGAGGGTATATGCCAAGTAGCTTTGCTCCGTTCAGCGTTTCCGGTGCGTACAATTCCATATTTATCTCCTTTTGTTGGTATTGTGAAGATTACTATGGGCAACGGACAGATTACAAGTAGGTATATTAAACTGTTATCAAGCATTCACCAAGAAGGTGGCGTTCCTTGCGAAAGAGTTCCGGCTTTGTTCTTTCCGGAAGATTTAGACACGACTGAATTGCGAGCCGCAGCAACTAAGGCTGCAAAGGCTTTGTGTCATTCATGCCCGATTATCAACGAGTGCTTTGAGTTTGCTGTCGAGACTGACCAGAGGCACGGCGTGTGGGGCGGCACATCGGCAGACGAAAGATAGTTAAAGACAACCGCACCACCTCCTGATTGCTCAAAAGACAGTGCGGTGTTAATACCTTGCTTAGGGGTCGCACTAGGAATCGAACCTAGACTTCAACCCGTATTGGGGCTGTCTCTACCATTGGACTATGCGGCCTTGTACTCACAATACTAGCACGCTTTTGAGTTTGCTTTATTGCACTCTGCTGAGTAGTGTTTCACCATGAATTCAGAACAAGCGCACACAGCATTAGCCGACGGCATAAAAGAAACAGGCGCACCAGCGTGTCAGGAATCAGACCCAGACGCATGGTTCCCAGAAGGTGCCAACGGTGGCGTTAGAAGCGCTGCTGCGAAGCTTTGTGGTCACTGCCCGGTACAGATGCTCTGCTTGGAGTTTGCACTAATAAATAACGAGCAGCACGGTATCTGGGGTGGCGTCAACACAAGAGAGCGCAACCGAATGAGAAAAAAGCTAAGCGCTACTTCTTTGTAATAATTGAGGTAAGTATTGACAGCAAGGCAGAGCCAGCGGCAATGCTGAAGAAGCCTACCCAGTCAACACTAAACAGACCTACAGTTCCGCCGCCTAAGAAAGCGACGCCTGCCTGAGCAAAGGTCTTTATTGCACGTTCTCCGGCAAACTGCCAGAATTCTAAACTAAACATCTCCATTAGTCCAATCTTGATTGTTTTTTCCGTCTTGCCACGATGCA